GGCTCATTACCATTGATGCGTATCCACATACCCTCGTCCCAATGCATGATCATGTCATCGTACAGAAGTTCCAGAACCTTTGACCAACCAATCTTAAGCTGCTGAGCCTTGTGCACAACCGTCTTCTGTCCAGCTTGCTGCAAGGCGATGATAGCACTAGCTGCCGTGACTCCACTACCTGGCGTATCTCCTCGGTTTACATCCGGTCGACCACTGATAATGTTAGCCTCTTCAAAAGCCTTCTCACGTCGATTCACAACGTCAGATGATACAGGCACAGGGGTTATGACCTTAAATGAATTTACATCCCTCAGCGGTACTCTCAGGCCCGGCATGTTCGTCCATTTGCGGTAGTCGAATCCCTTACCAGCTCCCATACCTATTGCAATTTGCGGATTACCCATGGATCGTGCGGTCATCCGAATTTGATCATCCATGTCATTGATCAAGTCCTGCGTCGGAATCAGGTATTCCACATCTCCCATTCCCCAACCGGTGCCCCGGCGTGGATAGCATACGATGGACACGAACGGGAATAGGTTCCTTCGCTGCAGTTTCTTGCCTATGAATCCCTTATCCCTACTGTCTTCAAGAACTATACAGTTCGCCACATGCACGCAATAGATTTCGCCATTCGGATCCTTCATATAACATTCGATGAGCAGAGCCTTTTGTGAAGTATCTACCTCGACCTCATCGGTCCTTGTCGTGTCAAGATCAAGTGTAGGATCATACGGATAAGTGACTTCGCGCTTGATATACTTGCCCAGCTTCGGAAACTTCCTGCGAATGTATGACAACGGCCTTGGCACAGCGTGAATGATAAACTCGCAATCCTGCAGTCGATGGGATGCTGTCCATTTGGGATCAGGAAAGAAGTTAGCCGGTGATATGATTTCAAATGTTGGTAGACCTCGACCGTTTAAAGCCTCGGGATCAAAGTATTCTTTGATGATGGTTGTCCCAAGCTCCAGACGATCATGCTCCGAATTCTCCAGTTTAAGAGAAAACTCGTTCTTGTCGAGTACGAAGTCCATTCCATGTTGGACATCATCGGCATACATCTGATCACCTGGTTCGCGTCCCATTGCTGCTGTACTGAATGGTTTGTCCAAGATATCGCTGTATTGAGAATCAAGGATAGGCTTAATGATATTGGTCACGCTACCCGGGCTCTCTTCTGTCTCCGGCTCGTTCTGGATACTATGAACGTAGTCATCGAACAGTGCCCAATTGCTCATCAGATCCATTTGATCCTTGGCCTCAAACGCCCCGCGGAACATACGCTGTACCTGATGGGCTAGCTTTTCCTTTTCTAGAGGCGGACGGTATCCACTATCATCTGTTCCGTTATTCTGGATGTCGTACTCATCGGTTTTCTTTGCCACTATCCCTCACCTCTCGTTCCGACATTCATGATATCTCTTGGATTCCATGCCTTCGGTTTCTCCGCTCGATGACTCGCCAGCATATTCTCTCGCTCCATCATTTCAATCTGCTGGGTGAGCTGCGTAATTACTTCTTCTTGTTTGGCGATATGTTCGGTTGCTGCCGTATAGGTGTCCTCTAGGACGTGAACTCGATGCTGCAAAGCTATAACATGCTTAGCCAAGTAAAAAGCCCCTGCAAATAGCGCAAGGGCAATCAATAAACATATGAAGATAATTATTGCAGTTATCAATTGAACCAACCCCTCGCCCAGTCATCGACTTCATCTTTTCGCTGATCCTTGATTTCGCTATTGTGGACCATTGTTCCATCCGTTCGGCGTGTCCAATTGTCGCCATGACCTGAATGTGCTACAAGAGTTCCGGAATGTACGATGTCAGCCACTGGTACCGCATATGTTTCCATGATGTAAAGGATGATCGCAGCAGCCATGACAATATCATCATAGGACCCTTGCTGTGCGTTCGTAAATCCCTTCTCATCAATCACATAGGTCATACATTCTTGGATAAACCGTTTGGACTTGATGCCAAGCTTACGTTCTCGTATGAGCCTCGCTAGGTTGTCTATGGCGAGTTTCTTTGTTTGCTCACTAGTCCACCATCCAAGTTCCTGCTTTTCTTCCTCTGTTACCTTGTTGTAATTGGTACGCTTGTACAGATTGATGTAATCGTTCTTCATGCTGTTCAAAACAGTGAGTCCGTGGTTGTTTTCTTCCACAGCCACGAGTGCTTCACCATACCATGTGCCTAGCATCGTTAGTTGCTGAGCGAATAGGTCTGGATCAATGCGTCCATGCCATAGTGCATTGAGGTCATTCTTATTATCGAAAACAGGAGCTGCAGATAAGTCTCCTGTGATTAGACCCTTGGATACGTCAGCGCCTATGTAATGCTCTAAACTTTTATTCGGTTTAGTCCACACTTCCAAGTAACCCTTTGGATCCGGTATGAATTTAATCTGTCCGCCTACTCGCTCCAAGTAACCCATCTGACCATCTTTGCATTGTGCCAGGTATTCACGTAATGCCGGGATATCAAATCTTGGTCGTCCGGATGTGAGGAATGCTTCCTCCGCTGTACTAGGATACTCTTGGTGGAATGTTTCAATCGATCCGCTACACTTGTTCTTGATGGTGTTCCTTCGCCAATTCAGTTGCTCCAGGCTTAATTGAAAGAGTCGGACTAACTGCTTCTCCTCATCGTCAAGTGATTGAGCAAGTGCAATTTTATCCGACTCGGCATAGAAGCGATCGCTGTACTCTTTATGTGTAAACCATGGTAGGAAGATCGGAATGAAATCATTCTCCCCAGCCTCGGCTTGTTGCCATAGTTCGTGAAACGCATCCCCTGCACCATTGGCCGTTGACTCCACGATTACAATTGCGTTGTTCTTCGGCACAGCTTGCAATAGGGATTTCATGGTTTCTTTTGGCTTGCTCCACTTCGATAACTCCGAAATGTGGACGTAATTCATGGTCTTACCAGAACCGGCGAAAAGGTTGTTCGCTGTATCAATCAAAAATTTCGATTGTAGCCCTGGGTTCTTCTCGAATTCAGCCTGAACGTTTGTTGGATTCTCCAGTATTAAACCCTTACCACGGCTATTTCGTTTCATCGGCTTAATTTCTTGGGGTAAATGCTGGTAGAATCGGTCTGACATCTCGTTAATGGTCTGTGCTGAATCCTCGTCGTATGAGATAACCATTGCTGTCTTTTGGTATGGCGTATCTCCAGGCATACCTATTGTGATAGCCTTGAAGAACACTCCCTCTGTTGCTGTGCTCATGCCCTGCTGCCTCGCCTTGAGTATGACAATGTAGAGTGTAGGCCGTGTTTTTGAATCTGGATGCTTGATATAATGGCCCTCAATGATCCCCAGCAACTTATCTTGAGAATCATTTGTTTCGAACGTGATGATCTCGGCATTCTTATCTTTTATTTTGAGCGCGGTCTTGAAGTATAGTCGGTTATCGTTTTGTAACTGTAAGAGTGGGTGCATATCATGATCTCCCTAGCACTTTAGCAAGTTGCTCCTCATAAGAGAGAGTTATATGTGTCACAGAGGCATCGCCTTTATCCTTGAACATGCCCAAGTACTTACCTATGTTTTCAACCGCTTTATTGGCTCCCGACGAATCAAACTTATATTCACCCGTTGGCTCCATCTGCTTTGACTCCTTATTAAACTCCATAACAGGTTCGGCAACCATACATCGTTCTGCAATCGATTTGAAGCTATCAAGCACCCATTGAACGCTAATTCCTGTGTCTTCTTCTACCTTTTTGTTGACTTCTCGCTGTCTCCGCTCAATTTCGCTCTTTATGTCATCATTTGTCATCAATCTTGATCCGTTTTTGCGCGCAGCCTCATCACTGCATTCGTAAACCTTTTTATACGATGCAGTTGCGTTCTGGCTTATCATGTAATCATTAACGAACAATATATGCTTAGCATTCAAAGCCATCCTCATTACCTCCTCTCAACTCGATTATGCAGTCGTTTATGCAATATAAAAGTACTAGTCCGGTGATTCATCCCATTTTTGTAAGTTTTTATACACGCTATCGAATAATTTTTCAGTTGCATAGCATGCTCCAGTGCAATTGCAGAGATGACCACACTTCTTCGTTGGATACAACGTAGGCTCCCCCATCTTCACCCACAGAGGCTTCTCTCCCAATGGTGGCTTGATGTGTATGCCTTGTCGCCTCATGTCATCCATGATCTTCTGGTAATCTGCCAGCTCTTGCGGTGTTCCTTCAACGGTTAATCCGTTTATGATTGCTTTCATCTCTATCATCCTTTCTTAACACATCGTATAGAACGTACGTAGCGTATTGAAACCAGTAGGCGAGGATTATACTGTATAGGCTGAGTAGGTCGGATAAATGATTCAAGATATCACACCCCTACGGCCTCCACTTCGTTAAGTATTTCGGTCGATTCGATGTAAAATGCGAAAACACCCTCGCATGGAGAGTGTCTATTGCTTACTTCGCTATTTTAATTCTATCCTCAAACACCAAGCAATCGATGAGGTTGTTGGTGTCTAATTCTGTCATTCGATCTTCGAGGCACCAGAAATGTGCGAATACAGTCACGTTTTCCTTCGTGTATCTTTCCTCGGTATCACTCCCACAAAAAGCACATTTCATTTGATCACCTATAGGTAATTCCTATTACATCCATCTTACTTATAGGTGGCAAGTGTTGGGGTAATCCTTATCCTACGAAATCTAGCAGCAGATGTACGGGTGTTGGCTGCGATTTAAGGCGCTTGATCTTAAGCTGCGCTCGGGTGACTGCTTCATGAGCTGTCTTAACGTTAATATGCAATTTTCGAGCTATTTCCCTAAATGAGTACATGCCGCCGATGTGCAGTTCATAGCATTCTCGCTCCCGATCAGACAGTAAGCCTAGTATATATTCCAAGCGTATCCAGTCCGGTTCGCTTTCGATTTTCAAGCGCTCAGGCTTCATGGCATATCGCTCCATCAGTTCGAAAGGTATTTCCCTCTGGTACGCCGCTAGACGCTCTACGCCACGTTTATTGCCCGGCCTACGTCCTGTCTCCAGCCATTCAATGACGTATTCGCAATCTCGGATCATGGCTCTTACGTGAGCTGCGTGGTTCTCCTCAACGATCTGTGGTAAGAGGTCGTGCAGACTCAGTTTGGTGATGCGGTACGTCTCAATGTCTGCCGGACCAAGCCATTCGCTGTCCATTGGTTATCACCTCACAAATTATCAATTTGCCTAAATAACGCATTGCAGTTCGGACATAACACATGAGTGAACCACACGCCTCCACCACCATATGTGTGCTGCTTTGGTTCGAATCCACTCCATCGGCAATGTCTGCAGAGGAATACTTTTGGTGACTCTTCCGGAGTTTGCTCGATGAGAGATAGTTTATTCATTCCGGTTCACCTCTTCACCCTTGGTTCGGCCTCCATTACGCACGCTTCATTGAGCGATTCGGTCGGGTCGATGCTTTTCAGATCAACACCGCAGTAC